GATATTATATTAATACGCAACGTTGGAGAACGTTTAAAGAAGTTTTATTCACTATCAGATAACTTGGATAAAATGATTTCAGCATTCTGTCATATCGTCGATACTACCTTAGAAGAAAAAGTTTTATCTGTTGGATGGTGGGGTATGATTATCAAATCAAATAAAACATTATTCCTAGAATCATCAGCTGATGTATATCAATCGGTACGTTGTAAAAATGATAGATTATCTGATGCAATTGCAAACTTTCATCAAAACAAATTATTCGTATTAGGAAGCCAATTAAGCACTAAAGTAACAAAAAAATCACAGGACTAATGAGTTGAAAACACAATTATTATGCACATTTGCACATAAATCAGATTTAAATATAATAGTAGATTACATACAAACTAATTATACAATACCGGAACGAAGAATATTCGTATTTTCAAATTCTACAGCTCCGGAAAATGTATATTGCACATATAATGCAGACGCTGGTACTCAACGAGGACAGAATACTATAAGCATTCACAGGAAAAAAGAAACTAATACGTTATATACAGTTAATGCACTTAATGAAGTGATACGAGAAGTTAACAACGGAGTATTAGATAAAACATATCAGTTGGATTGGCAACGTTATCAAAATTCATTCATACTTACAGATGAATCTGGATATCGAATTATCAACTTGGTATTTTTTAAGAAAATTGCCTGGCAGTAATATTTATATATAGAAAAGGATTATAATGAAAAAAAATACATTAGCAGAAAATATGCAACGTTTTGGTACTAAGAATCTAGATGAAGCTGGTAAGTTTTATAAGGGTTCTAGATACAATGATGAACCATTTAAGTTTGGTGACGATAAACGATCATTAGCTACAAAAACTAATCCTGAGTGGGATGCATTTGTAGATAAATATAATAACACTCCTGGCTTTGAAACATCAACATCTGCAGACGGTACGAGTTATAAAGCAGAAATCACAAATTTAGAATCTGGATTAAAATGGGTTGTTATGAACCAAAAAGGTAACAATTGGTCTTACGTAGGACGAGATCCAAGTTATTTAGGAAACCCAGAGTTTTGCCGAGATGCAAAAGAACTTATTGCAAACTTCGAAGAAATAAACGGAACTAGTATGGCAGAGAATATGCGTCGTTTCGGTACTAAGAATCTAAAAGAAGATGGAGACCAAAACAATGATGGATATCCTGATGAAACTGAAAAAATCATGATGTTGGCAAGAAATAAAGGATCCAAGTTCGTTTTAGTAACTCCACAAGTATGGAATGATATGGACGAAGAGGCACAAGCTAATGCATTATTATCAGTAGTAAAAGATCCAGACGAAGCCGAAAGATATATTGGTGTTGACTTTAATGAATTACCGAGTGAAATAACAAGCAACATGATGGTGTTTGTAAGAACTGGTAACTTTTCATAACATAAAAATAAACAAAAAAAAACTTAACTAATTACTTTGAATTACCGAATTAATTATCTATATTATAATTAATAAATACATAAATTAATAACTTAACAAAAGGCAAAATTATGGCTTTAAATTTAGATGCTATCAAAGCAAAACTTAACCAATTAAACAAGAGTGACGAAAAGAAAAACAATTTGTGGAAACCAGAATCTGGTAAGACACGTGTTCGTATCGTTCCTTATGTACACAGAAAAGACAATCCGTTCTTAGAATTGTATTTTCATTATGACATTGGTAAAAAATCAATGTTATCACCAATCACATTTGGTAACGCAGATCCAATCGTAGAATTCGCAGAAAAATTAAAAAAGACAGGCGATAAAGACGAATGGTTAATGGGTCGTAAAATTGAACCTAAGATGCGTACTTATGTACCTGTAATCGTTCGCGGTAAAGAATCAGAAGGGGTAAAATTCTGGGGCTTCGGTAAACAAATTTACACTGAATTATTATCAATCATTTCAGATCCAGATTATGGCGATATTACCGACTTAATGAATGGTCGTGATATCGATGTAGAATTTACACCAGCTGAAGGGGGAGGATTTCCTAAAACAGCAATTCGTGTAAAACCAAATACTCAACCTGCGACCGAAGATAAATCAGTTGCTGAGAAAATTATGAATCAGCCTGAGATTACAGATATCTTCCCGGAGCCATCATATGATGAATTAGAAAAAGCATTAGCTGAATGGATGAATCCTGAAAATGCAGATTCTGATGTGTCTGATGATGAAGAAGAAACAACATCGGCACCAGCAGCACCAGCAAAAACTTCAAAGCCAGTAGCAGGTAAAGTTGATGATGTTGCATCAGCATTCAATGATCTTTTCAATTAAGGAGTTATAAATGGCAAAGAGTAAAAGCAAACTAGAACTGGAAGATGCGTTAGCAAACACCTTAGCAGATAGTATTAATAAGCAGTTTAAAGGTCAATCATTAAAAACGGCATTCTTTTTAGATGGCGATGATGATGCACCTAGCAATGTTAAGGATTGGATTTCATCAGGTTGCGATTCACTCGATTTAGCAATTTCAAATCGACCGAACGGAGGATTCCCAGTAGGTCGAATTACTGAAATAACCGGATTAGAAGCAATTAGAGACAATTGAAGAAATATTCGAAACAATTGAAACTATAGTTGAGCAGGTTCGTAAGTCAAATAAAGATCGTTTGGTTACAATCGTAGTAGATTCAGTAATGGGAGCATCAACAAAAATTGAAATGGCTGCTGAATATGACAAGGATGGTTATGCAACAAGCAAATCAATTATTCTTTCAAAAGCAATGCGAAAAGTTACAAATTGGATTGCTCGAGAAAACATTTGTCTAATATTTACCAACCAACTTCGAACAAAATTAGGTGTTTCTTTTGGCGACGCTTGGACAACATCTGGTGGTAAAGCAATTCCATTCCATGCATCAGTTCGTCTTCGATTGAAAAACACAGGTATGATCAAAGCAAAGATTAATGGTGTCGAACAAGTAGTTGGAAGTAAAACTGAGGTTCAAGTTGTTAAGAATCGAATGGGTCCGCCACATCGTAAAGTAAATTATGATATCTACTATGATAGTGGTATTGATAATTTTGGTGGTTGGTTAGAAATCATGAAAAAGTTTGATTTAGTTAAACAAGCAGGTGCTCATTACACATTAGAAGATGTAGATCATGAAACAGGCGAAGTGTTTGGCGAAATTAAATTTCAATCAAAAAACTTTGTAGAAAAGGTTATTGAAAATAAAGAAGTTCGAGATCGTTTATATCATAGGATCTGTGATGCTTATATTTTCAAATATCAAGCAGGTATCGATGGTGGCATTGATGATGTTATTATAGATGAATCAGTTATAGATGAAGAAGGCTAATGAATAAGTATCAAGAGCTCTTTAAAAAGTTACAACAAGAAAAGGTAAACTCCCCATCGGATGTCAATGATCATATCATGGTATTCGATGGGTTGAATACCTTCATCCGTGCTTTTGGAGCAACACCCTCAACAAATGAAGATGGAGAACATATCGGTGGAATTACTGGATTTTTGTTTTCTATAGGAAAAGCAATACGAGATTTCAAACCTAGCAGATGTATAATCGTATTTGATGGTCGCGGAGGTTCTGCTCGTCGTAAAAAAATATATAGTGATTATAAAGGTAATAGAGCTAATAAAACCAGATTGAGAAGGCATGATCATCAGAATTTTGCTACAATTGAAGACGAGCAAGAAGCAATGCGTTATCAATTCAGTCGATTAGTTTCATATCTAGATAATCTACCTGTTACTTTTATTGCAATTGATGGAATTGAAGCAGATGACACTATTGCATACATTGCACAGATGTATGAGGAACAAGCAAAGAAACTTACTATAGTATCTACGGATCGAGATTTCTATCAATTAATTAGTCCAACATTACAAGTATGGTCTCCAATTAAAAAGAAAATGTATGATACCGAAACTCTGTTAGAGGAATTTGGTGTTCATCCAAATAACTATGTGGTGTACCGAACGTTTACAGGTGATACCTCAGATAATATTCCAGGTGTAGATGGATTTGGTCCAAAAACAATATTAAAGACCTTTCCAGAATTAGCAGATGAAAAGGAATTTACTTTAGAAGATTTGCAACAAAAATGCAATGATAAAATACTTTTAAATGAAGGTAAAGGTTTTCAGAAAGTATTAGATAGTTATGATATTATTGATAAAAACTATCAACTTATGAATATTAAATTGTTAAACATTCCAGCACAGAATGCTAGTACAATTAGAGGTATTATGCAACAAGCAATACCTACTTTAAATAAAATGGAATTTCAACGTTTGTTCATGGAAGACAAAATGTGGACTACTATGAAAAATCTACCAGAGTGGTTGAATAACACCTGGCTATCGCTAAATGCATTTGCAATGCAAACAAATAACAAATAACTTTGGATTTTATACGTAACTATCATATAATAAGTTCATGACAGATAAATTAAGTGAATACGGTTGGGGCTTTCAAGTAAAAGTCTTAGCAGCAATGTTTACGGATAGAATATTTTTACAACAAATTGCAGATATTATTAGACCGGAATATTTTGAATCAGATGCAAATAACTGGTTGTTAGAAGTAATAATAGATCATTTTCATCAATACAAAACACCTCCCACAAAAGATGTTTTAAAAGTTAAATTAACTGAATTAAGTGATGATGGTCCCGAATCTATTTTAAAGACGGCAATATTAGAACAACTTAAAGATGTGTTCCGTTTTATGGAGTCTGATGATTTAACATTTGTTAAAGATGAAATTCTTAACTTTTGTAAAAATCAAGAAATTAAACGAGCAATTATGGATTCGGTTAACCTATTAAAAATGGGTAACTATGACCAAATCAAAAGCAAGATTGATACTGCAATGAAAGCTGGGGCTGATACTAATATCGGTTTAGATTATAAAATTAATATTTCATCTAGATATGAGGAAGCTGCACGACAAACTATAACTACCGGATGGGATGTTGTTGATGATTTAATGGATGGCGGCCTAGCTCCAGGAGAATTAGGAGTTGTAATGGCACCTGCAGGTATTGGTAAATCATGGTTGCTTATTAATATTGGTGCTAATGCAATCAAAGCAGGACATACAGTTATTCATTATACATTGGAGCTTAATGAGAATTATGTAGGTCAACGTTATGATTCTGTGTTAACGGGAATAAATGCACAAAGTCTTAAGAACCATCAGGAAACAGTTGAAGAAAAGATGAAGACATTATCTGGCGATTTGATAGTAAAATATTATCCAACCAAGTCAGTAGGTGTTATGGGACTCAAAGCACATTTAGAAAAAACTATCATGTTAGGCAAACGTCCAGATGTAGTTATTGTGGATTATGGTGACTTATTGAAAATCAATACAAAAAAGGATAAACACGAAGCCTTAGAAGAACTTTACGAGGAGTTACGAGGAATGGCAGGTGAGTATTCCATTCCAGTTTGGACCGCGTCACAAGCAGGTCGAAGTGCGTTAGAAGAGGATGTTATTGAAGCAGATAAAATTGCATCATCATATGGTAAAGTGATGGTTGCTGACTTCTTAATGTCACTTTCTAGAAAGGTAGAAGATAAGATGTCAGGTACTGGTAGAGGTCACGTAATTAAAAATAGATTTGGGCCTGATGGTATAACATTGCCGAGTAAAATTAACACTAACAATGGGCAATTTCAATTCTTCGAACCACAAACAACTCAGGGTAAACAAACTACTCAAGTTATGAAAAGTGGCGAGAATATTATGAAGAAAAATTTAGCTCAACGTTTTAAAGATTTAGGTGGGAATTTTGGATAGGGCATTATATTTATTTATACAACAAGGTCCGAACCATCGGTCCTTTTTTTGTCTAATAAACATTTATATTAACAACAAGGAGATTACAACAAATGGAGATTTCAAACAAAATTTTGAGTGAAATTACGGTATATATGAAATATGCCAAGTACCTTCCTGAGCTCAATCGCAGAGAAACTTGGGAAGAATTAGTTACGAGAAACATGGAAATGCACATCAAAAAATATCCGACATTAGAATCGGAAATTAGAGATGCGTATACATTCGTGTATGATAAAAAAGTATTACCATCAATGCGTAGTTTGCAATTTGGTGGAAAACCAATTGAAATATCTCCTAACAGAATTTATAACTGCGCATATCTTCCAATTGATGATCATCGCGCATTTGGTGAGGCAATGTTCTTACTATTAGGTGGAACTGGTGTTGGGTATTCTGTACAAACACATCATGTTGAAAAATTACCAGAAATACGTAAACCGAATCCAAAAAGAACACGTAGATTTTTAATTGCAGATTCAATCGAAGGTTGGGCAGATGCAGTTAAAGCTCTTGTTAAATCTTATTTTGAAGGTGGATCCACATTTGTATTTGATTTTTCAGACATTCGTGCTAAAGGTGCTAGATTAGTTACATCAGGAGGAAAAGCTCCAGGACCACAACCACTTAAAGAATGTTTAATTAAATTAGCAGGAATCTTAGATGCAAAAGAAGATGGTGACAAATTATCGGCAATTGAAGTTCACGATATGGTATGTCATGTTGCAGATGCAGTATTGGCAGGTGGTATACGCAGAGCAGCTCTTATTAGTTTGTTCAGCGCTGATGATGAAGAAATGATTTCATGTAAATCAGGTAACTGGTGGGAACATAATCCACAACGAGGACGTGCAAACAACTCTGCAACATTAATGCGTCATAAATTAACAAAAGAATTCTTTATGGATCTTTGGAAACGTGTTGAATTATCTGGAGCTGGAGAGCCTGGTATTTATCTTACAAATGATAAAGATTGGGGAACAAACCCATGTTGTGAGATTGCATTAAGACCATTCCAATTCTGTAATCTTTGTGAAGTAAATGCATCTGATGTAGAATCGCAAGAAGATTTACAAGCACGAGTAAAAGCAGCAGCATTTATTGGTACACTTCAAGCAGGATATACTGATTTTCATTATTTACGTCCAGTTTGGAAACGCACAACTGAGAAAGATGCACTTATTGGAGTATCTATGACAGGTATCGGTTCTGGAACTGTATTAGGTTATGACATGAAAGCTGCAGCAAAAGCTGTTAAAGAAGAAAATGAGCGAGTAGCTGGATTAATTGGAATTAATAAATCAGCTCGTACGACTACAGTTAAACCAGCAGGTACAACATCATTAGCATTAGGAACATCATCGGGTATCCATGCATGGCACAATGATTATTATATTCGTAGAATTCGCGTAGGTAAAAATGAAGCAATTTATACATATCTATCAATTAATCATCCAGAACTAATTGAAGATGAGTATTTCCGTCCACATGACACTGCCGTAATTTCTATTCCACAAAAAGCTCCAGAAGGTGCAATTATGAGAACAGAATCTCCATTCCAATTATTAGATCGTATTAAAAAGGTACATCTAGAATGGGTTAAACCAGGTCACCGTTCAGGTAACAATACTCATAACGTATCTGCAACAGTTTCACTTAAAGCAGATGAATGGGAATTAGCTGGAGAATGGATGTGGGATAACAAAGACCATTATAATGGATTATCAGTATTACCATATGATGGCGGTACATATACACAAGCACCATTCGAAGATTGTAGCAAAGAAACTTATGAAACTATGATGAAATCACTTCATAACATTGATTTAAGTCAGGTTATAGAATTAGATGACAATACAGATTTATCAGGAGAATTGGCTTGTGCGGGCGGAGCGTGTGAAATCAAATAAAATACAATGGGGTAACAATGTGCCACTTAACATGCAAGTATTTTTAGCTTGGTATAATATAAGAAAACAAAACGGATGATACAGCCAGCATCAAAAGATTGGATACAACAACTGTTTGTGAGGGAGTTTGGAAACAAGCTCCTTCCTACAGATTTTTACTGGGAAGATGGTAAACGAGTGATGACAGAATCATATCATCAAAGACGAGGTTCTTGTTGCGGTAATGGATGTCGACATTGTGTATACGTTCCAAGGCATGAAAAAGGTTCAAAAACTTTGAAAACACAATAAAATATACTATATTATTAATAAGAATTAAGTTATGACAGATACACAAAGAAAAAATTTAGAATTAGTTAAATCTGGGTTTGCAAATGGTATTTCAACTCAGTTAGCAACTAAACAAGCAATTTATGGACCAGATGCTAAATTAACTGACCTTGAGAAACAAGAAATAATTGAAGCAGCAGCATTTCATTATGGTGAATTTCTTCGAGCATTAGGTGTTGCATGGGAACAAGATCCTAATTCGGATAATACTCCTAAACGAGTTGCAAAGGCATATGTAAATGATTTATGGCGCGGTCGTTATGAACCAATGTCAGATATCACATCATTTCCTAGTGACGGCTATGACGGCATAGTATTCGAAGGAGGTATTCCATTAACATCAATGTGTTCACATCATCATCAAACTATTGAAGGATTAGTTCATATTGCATATATTCCAGCAGAAAATGGTAATGTAGTTGGATTGAGTAAATTGAATCGAGTAGTAGAACATTTTGGTAGACGAGGTGCAATACAAGAACAATTAACAGTTGCAATTCAACATGCAGTAGATGAACTTATTACAGATAACAAAGGAGTTGCTGTGATGATCGAGGCAACACATAACTGCGTATCATGTAGAGGTGTTAAGCATCGAGGTGCGTCTATGAAGACAGCAAAGCTATCTGGAGCATTCTTAGAAGATGGTAATGCAAGATCAGAGTTTTATCAATTTGTAAAAGGTTATAATAACTAATGGCAAGATATATTTCAACAAAATTATTTGAAAACTATTCAGTAGCACTTCGTCAATGGCGAGCTTCACATTCTCATTGTGAATTGTTACATGGATATGCTTTAAAGTTCAAAGTGTGGTTTGCATCGAATGAACCAGATATTGACAAACAATTAGATGATATGAATTGGATTGTTGATTATGGGGGTTTCAAGACACCACCTAAAGGTAATGGTTTAAAAGATTGGATGAATCATATGTGGGATCATACTTTGTTAATTGAGAAAGATGATCCGTATTTAGATTTATTTGAAACTATGGCAATGGAAGGTATTTGTTCATTGCGAATCATGGATAAAATGGGTGCAGAATCATGTGCTAAAATGGTTTATGATAAATTCAATGAAGTTCTATCTAAAACAGATGCTGGTAGATGTAAATGCATCAAAGTAGAATGTTTTGAAAATGATAATAATTCATCAATATACGAAGAATAATGGAAAGAATAGTTACAACCTGGGAAGAAAATGGTATGCAATATACAATTACAGCTAAGCCAATTACTGTAGTAAATACTCCACCCCAATCTAATACACCTAATCAGTTAATATCAATATTTGAATATCTAGGAGGAAAGACTCCAGAACGAGGTACTGGTGATAAAGTATATAAACACGCAAAAAAAGTTGGTGCTAAATTCGAAACTAAAGATATTGAGACTAGAAACTATACTGGTAAAATTATGTTGTATGAACGATCTTTTTTAGATGTATATTTTAATCAAAATACGTATGCCACACAACCATTATCTATGCCAGAGCCTGAAATTGAGTTTGATGATGATTTACCATTCTAATTAGAGAAAATAATGAATAAACGAATAACAGATTATAATAAGGTATTACCTATAGTTGAATTGTATAGATGTGTACAAAGCGAAGGAAGTCGTTTCGGTAGACCTACAATTGCAGTTAGGACAACAGGTTGCACACACCGATGCTATTTTGGAGAAGGTGGTTGGTGTGATAGTTGGTATACAAGTATTCACCCGGAGAAAGGACAATTCACATTCAATGACATTATTAAGATATATGATGAAAATCCACATATCAAAGAAATGATGTTAACTGGTGGTTCTCCAACTATGCATCCTGCATTAGTAAATGAATTGACACATTTTGCACATGAAAGAGACATTCTTATCACTATTGAAACTGAAGGTTCGCATTTTATTCACACTGATTATCCTATTGGCTTACTATCTATTAGCCCTAAGTTTAGTAATAGCGTACCCGTTTTGGGTGTTGCTACGCCGCAGGGTACAATCACGGATCAGAAGATGGTATCCCAACACAACAAGCTTCGATTAAATTATGATGCTATGAAATCTATGATAGAATATCACACAGATTATCATTATAAACCAGTATGGGATGGCACTCCAGAAAATTTAAAAGAAATTGAAGGATTTCGTGTATTCATGAATATCCCAAAAGATAAAACATATATCATGCCAGCTGGCGATACTCGCGAAGAATTAATACGAATGTATCCAATTGTGTTTGATATGTGTGCTGAATTAGGATATAATATGACCGGTAGAGATCATATTATTGCATTTGATACAAAACGAGGAGTATAATGAAACAGTTAATTTATTTTGGAGCAGAATGGTGCGGTCCATGCAAAACAATAAAACCGCAATTACAAGCATCTGGATTACCAATAAAATATGTAGATGTAGATGCAGATCCTAAAATTACATCATATTATAGTATACGAAATGTACCTACTATAATATTAACGGATTTAAATGGAGATGCATTAGTTAAAAAAGTAGGAAATGCAATTACAGTTCAGGCTGTAAAAGAAATGTTAAATAAATAAAAAGAACAAGTTATGTCAAGAACAATGAATAATAATCCAACATTCCCATGGAAGCCAATGGGAGATCAAATTTTAATTAAAGTAGCAGATAAACAAGAAAAAACACAGAGTGGTATTATTGTGATGACCGGAATGGATGATTTTGTTAATGCACAAGTAATCGTAACCGGTGATGGATTGTTTACTCAAACAGGTAATAGAATTCCAGTAACTCTTAAACCAGGTGATAATATCTTTATTCATGCTGCGAATGTAGGAGATCAGAAAAAAATCAAACTAGAAGGTGAAGAATATATTCTAGTAAGAGAAGGCGATGTTGCAGTTTATAACGTATATTAATATATTAACTATGTTAACGTTGGGGTGGATTAGTACCATATTAGTACTAATTGGATATATCACAAATGCTCGAGGTTATTATCTAGTAGCGATGATAACCTGGATTGCTGGTGATGTTGGGTGGATAGCCTATGACATTTATATTGACAATTACAGTCATATGGTTTTAAGTTTAGTTATAATATCAATTAATATATTCGGAATAATACGGTTATGCAAAAAATTATCAAGAAAGAAGAGATTAGACAACGCGTCAAAGAATTAGCAGAAGCAATTTCAGTAGATCACGTACAAAGCAATAATAGTTTGCCCCCAGTAATGATATGCATCTTAAACGGTGCATTTTACTTTTTTTCAGATCTAACACAAATGATGTCTATAGATTGTGAAATAGATTTTATTCGTTTAAAATCATATGAAGGACAAGATAATTCTGGTGGAATTCAACATATTAAAGGATTAGAGTTGGATCTTAAGGGTAAAAGAGTCTATATTATAGATGATATATGTGATACTGGTGCTACTATTTTAGAGGCATTGTTTATGGTTAATTCTCGCATGGCAGAAGAAGTTAAAGTAGTAACATTATTGCGTAGAGCAGGTGGTGTGATTTTAACTGATTTCAGTGGATTTGAGATTGGCGATGAGTGGGTTATCGGATATGGGTTAGATGACAACGGGTTGAAAAGAAATTTACAAGACATTTATAAAATTAATTAGGAATATATGTATCAGGCAATAGGTTATGATAGAAAAACAAGTACCATGCATATATGGGATGATGAACTAGGATATCAAAAGTTTACATTCAAACCATATGCATATTTGCCAGATAGTGCTGGACAATTTGTTTCATTGGATGGTACTAGATTGAATCGAGTAGCCGGGAATCACAAAGATAATTCAACAGCATTTGAATCAGATTTAAATGAAGAAGTAAGAACCTTAATTGATTTATACTATGATTCTGATTTAGTTTCAAAAGGTCATCGAGATTTCTTCTTTGATATTGAGACTGCAAAGGATGAAAATGGATATAGTACTATACAGGATGTCCGCACTGCTATAACATCCATTGCATATTACGATAAAACTGGTAATGATCGCCGAGTACTTATATTAGATGAACAAAATCGCATAAAAGAACGTGAAATTCAAGGCGATGGTTATGTTTTAGAGATATTTCGTGATGAAAGAGACTTATTAACAAGGTTTATTAATAAATTTGCTGAAATTCAACCAACTATAATCACAGGGTGGAACACTGATGGATATGATATTCCATATATGATGGGTCGTATCAAAAAAGTATTAGGTGCACAAGCTCTTAAGAAACTAAGTCCTGCCGGAATTGTAGACTTTAATCCTAAAAAGGATAAATGGAAAATATTTGGCGTATCTAGTTTAGATTATTTAAAACTATATAAAAACTTCACATATTCAGAGCTTCCGAATTATCGTTTAGACACTGTTGCTAAAAAGGAATTAGGCAAAGGTAAAGTTGAATATGAAGGAGATTTAGATACGCTATTTACTCAGGATATTCATAAGTTTGCATTTTATAACATGACCGATACGGATCTTGTATATGAATTGGATGAAAAACTGCAATTAATTAACTTAGCACGAACCATATGTCATAAAGGGCATGTTCCATATGAAGATGTGTATTATGCATCTAAATATCTAGATGGCGCTGCGATTGTAGATTTGAAACGAAATGGGTATGTTGCTCCTAACAAGCAGTTCCGATTTATTGAAGATGAAACTGCGTCAGATGCATTAGCAGGAGCTTATGTGATGCCACCTGTACCTGGATTGTATAAATGGATATATGACTTAGATTTAACATCGCTATATCCAAGTATCATCATGACACTTAATATATCTCCAGAAACTAAAATTGGAGTAATTCCAAATTGGGATGAAATGTGTTTATTGAAAAATGAACCGGTATCAGTTTCAATGACAGATAAGACATATGTACAAGATGTAAAACAATGGTTAGCTGATAACAAATATACAATTGCAAGTAATGGTACAGTATATCGCACAGATATCAAAGGATTTTTGCCTAAGATTCTAGAAAAATGGTTTGATGAACGTGTAGAGTTTAAAGACAAACGTGATGAATATGCAGTTGGTACTGAAGAATATAAATTCTATGATGCAATGCAGTTAACACAAAAAGTATTGCTTAACTCATTTTATGGAGTATTAGGTCTTAAGACGTTCCGTTTCCACGATTTAGATAATGCTGGTGCAATTACTGCTACAGGTCAAAGTATTATTAAATTTTCTGCAAAAGTTATTAATAACCATTATCAACAAGAAGTTGGCAATGATCATTTCATTAATGCAACTAACACAAAAGCAGAATTTGCATTTTATACTGATACAGATTCTACCTTTGTTTCTAGTTTACCACTTATAGAAAAACGTTTTCCTGGGTATGATGAAAATGATGAGCAATTCATGATTGATAAAACCAATGAAATTGCAGATGAGGTTCAAAGCAAAGTGAATACGATGTATAATCAATATGCTAAGGTATTTTTAAATGCAGATTCACATCGTTTTAAAATTAAGCAGGAATATGTAGCTAAATCTGGTTTGTGGATTGCTAAAAAGCGTTATGCGCAATGGGTAATCTTTAAAGAAGGAAAACCTACGGATAAAATGGATATTAAAGGATTAGATGTTGTAAGATCTAGTTTCCCAGATGCATTTAAAACGGTAATGAAGGAAACATTGTGGAATATTCTAAAAGGTAAAAGTAAACAAGATACATCTACAATGATTTTGGATTTTAAAAAGACAATACAAAATTCTAGTACACCAATTTTAGACGTAATGAAAAATTCCGGTGTTAAAGAAATATCAAAATACACTAAAAAACGAAAACCATTTACTGGATATATATCAGGTACTCCAGCTCATGTTAAGTCGGCAATAAATTTCAATGATGTGTTAACACAATTAACTACAGACATCGTTACAATTAAAGATGGTGAAAAAGTTAAATGGGCATATTTGCAAGGTAATCCATATGGGTTTGATACAATGGCATTACGAGGATATCAAGATCCACCTGAAGTAGTTGCCTTTGTAGAACAATACATAGACCGAAATAAACAATTTGAAAGAGAACTTAAAGGTAAATTAGATGATTTTTATGCAGCAATGAATTGGGGAGGTTTACCAGAAAATAATAATGCTGCTAAGTTCTTTTCATTTGGAAAATAACATTAAATTCATTATATTAAATAAAAAAAGTTATATGTACGGCAAACAGCAATGGCGAGGTAGAGAAGTAGAAGGTCGATACTCAGATATCATGACTCTATTCATAAGAGAGTTAGGTGATGGTATTGATGTGGAAGATCTTCGAGACTATCCTCATTATTATTTTACAATCGAATATGTTTCTAAAATGATTCAAACTAAAAGTACTGCTCATTTTGAAGCAATTCGAGAAATTTTAGATACAACAAATGGGGTTGTTACTATAGAAGCTAATAAAGACACTTTAGATGGAAATTAATCCAGATAACTATAAATTTGACGAAGAACTATGAAAACTGGGGTAATAGCAGGCAACTTCGATGTTATTCACCCAGGGTATATTCGAATGTTTCATGAATGCAAAGAAAATTGTGATTATTTTGTGGTATTGTTGCATGATGATCCTACTATTGAGCGTCCCGAGAAAATGAAACCGGTTTTAACTGTCGACGAACGACGTGAAATATTGTTTGCATTGGATATAGATACAGTTATTGCATATAACACAGAATCAGAATTATATTATATGCTAAAAGATGGTAATTATGATGTAAGATTCTTAGGTGATGATTATATCGGTAAATCTTTTACCGGTGACGATTTACCAATTCAAATTCATTACATAAATAGAGACCATGGTTGGTCTACAACTAAATTTAAAAAATTAATAGCAGATGAAGTACAGCGTAGTAGTAACATTTAGTATTGAAGGATTTCATTGTTGGCCAGATGCCAAATTTGTATTTCCAGAAGTAGCATTTTTATCGGAAAGACATCGACATATGTTTGGATTTCGTTGTTATGCACATGTAACGCATACTGATAGGGACGAAGAATTCATTCTGTTAAATAGAAAAATACAAAAAAGTCTTCGCATAGGATTCACAAGTTCCGAGACAAATATATTAGAATTTGGTTCTATGTCTTGCGAAATGATTGGTGAATGGTTATTAGATGCATTTCCTAGTTTATATAAAGTGGAAGTATGGGAAGATTTTGAAAACGGAGCAATTATAGAAAGATGAGAAACTTATTTTATTTTGGTTTAGAACCACTTAAAGCTCGATACACATATCAGCTTTCAAAAGAATGGATGCCAGCAACATTTGCACCTTATGAAAAAGTAGGTGCGGTTAAATTTATAGATGTAGAAGGAGATTTCGATCCAGATCAACAAATTAAAGTTGGGGCTGTATTAGATGCAGTAGGCAGAGGTAAATTTGCTATGAGTCAATGTAGCAACTTCTTAGATATGTTAAATGCAGATCAAGTCAAAGATGGTGATATTATATTTTTGCAAGACTATTGGCATCCTGGAATTGAATCTATTTTGTATGCATTAGATTTATATGGCATAACGGTTAAGATATATGCAATGCTACATGCACAAAGTGTAGATGAATATGACTTCACTTGGCCAATGCGTACATGGATGCGAGGATTTGAATTAGGTTTAGACAAACGAATGTCAGGAATATTCGTAGGATCCACAATACACCGAGATCAACTCAGATCAGCAGGATTTGAAGCACCTATACATGTAGTTTCATTGCCATTGCATAAAGAATTAACTTTAGCAAAATATCCTGAATATAGTGCACTTAGTCCTCGTGAAAATAAAATTGTATATTCAAGTCGATTTGATAAAGAAAAGAATCCTTTCTTTATGATGAAAGTAGCTGAATCATTTTTAACGGATAATCCAAATTATGTTTGGCACGTGACGACATCAGGTAAATCATTTAAATCTATGGTACCTGGTGTAATTGAAGCAATGGAAGAGTTAGCAAAACGACAACCTAGATTTAAATTGCTGAGTAATCTGACTAAAGAAGAATATTATCATGAATTAGCAACAGCTCGTATTCAATTTAATAGTTCACTTCAAGATTATGTTTCCTGGACAGTATTAGAATCTACTTGTTTTGGTTGTGATGTAGTATTTCCAAACTTTAGATCGTTTCCAGAATTTATTCCAGATAATCGAATGTATACTCCATTTTCAGTAGTAGATGCAGTACAGGTATTGGATCGAGTATGTAACAATGATTATAATCGTTATTATGATTTTGCAGATATAGCAGATTTAGGTAGAAGAACTGAAGCATATATCATCATTAATGATGTGACACAAGAACTTAATGTTTGGCATGAAAAAGAATATTGCCAGCATTTAATTAATCAATATTTTAATAACAAAGGTAACTAATGAGTAAAAAGTTTATATACTATCCGTCGCTGTCAGCAGGATCGATGGTATCTGCTTTCAAAAAAGATACAAAGTTTAGTGATGGCACTACGATGAGATTTTTTGGAAAAGATTATCCAGAAGAATGGAGACATCCATATTTCCTAATTACGGCAGGACACCATTATAAAAAAATGGATTTCCGTCAGCAATTAGGCCTCGATGATAATGTATTAGTATTTGGTGATTCAGGAGGTTTCCAGATTGCTACAGGTGCATTAAAATGGGATAGCACAATTCGAGAAAAAATATTTCATTGGTTAGAAGCTAATTCAGATGTAGCAGCAAACTTGGATATTCCTCCTCGTGTTACTTTTGAGAATCGTTTTCAAGATTCTATGGATATTTCATTTGATAATTTTAAATGGTTCGAAAAACATCAATCAGGTAAAACTAAGTTTTTAAATGTTATTCAAGGAACATATAACGAAGAATATAATACTTGGTATCATAAGTTTAAAGATTTTGACTTTAACGGTTGGTGTATCGGAGGTCCTAAGCGTCTTGTAGATTTTATGTATGTAATTGCATTAATGCTTCAAGAACGTGAATTTGAGAAAGCACATGTGCAATATATACACTTATTAGGTATCTCAAAAATATCAGATTTCTTCATATTATCGACACTACAAAAATTGTTGAATGATTTGACAAAGGGTAGAGTACAGTTATCTACGGATTCTTCATCTCCAGGCCAATATCCGGTATATGGTACATATTTGCACTCAACTAACTATAAAACTCAAACTTTTACGGAATTGTATTTCCCTAAGAATGCCGAGTATAGAAGAAAAACTCATATTAAACAAGGCAAAGACACTGTATCAATTGATAAAACAAAACATGTCCCTTGTAGTATAGATTGTCCAGCATGTAGAGATTTTACATATGAATATTTAGGTGGACAAACACAAGACGGGTTAGATCGTTATTCGCAAGAAGGTATGCCACGTATGGTAGTTCATAATACACATTTATATTGCCAATTGGCAAAAGATGTTGATAAGATTGTAGATAGTCATGTTGAATTGTTAGAAACAGCAATTCCAGCAGAATTATTCAATGTTATTGTATCACTACATGATATGTTTGCAGATCCAGATAATGCAATGCACGTATATTCAAAATATAAAAAGACATATAAAAAATTCGGTGGAGATTCAATTTCAACCACTGATGCAAATAAATTCGCAGAATTCTTTAAATTTTAAAAGGTAAAAAATGGAAAAAAGTAAGTTACAATCGTTTATTAATCGTTATTATTTAGCAGGAAACTGTGAAGCGGTTACATTGAAGGAAAATGAATCAGGTGTTGGTTGTGAATTAATCGATCAAGATCAAACAATTGTTGGAAAGTTGCAATGGAAAACAAGTCCATTCATGAAAGGCTCATTAGGAATTAATCATACAGGTGCATTGACAAAAATGTTAAGTGCTGTTGGTGAAAATATCGATATACAAGTACAAGATGCTGCAGGTAAAAATTATGCAATGAAAATAAGCGAGGGATCAACTAAGTTAACGTTTATGTTGGCTGATACAACCGTAATTCCGGCAGTACCTAGTATTAATCAAGAACCAGAATATTTAGTAGATATCAATGTTGATGATGATTTTATTACTAAATTTATCAAAGCAAAAAATGCATTGCCTGATGCTAAGAATTTTGCGGTTCAAGTAAAAGGTGGTAAAATTATTTTCGTAATTAATTACACAACTATTAATGCAGATAATATTTCATTTGAAATGGGTAATACTCCAGTAGCAGATATGGATCCAATCTGTTTCTCAGCAGATAAATTAAAAGAAGTTTTAAATGCAAATAAAGGTGATCAAGGAACATTGCATGTATCTCCAGACGGATTGGCTCGAATCGATTTCATTGGTCCTGATTTTGAATCATCTTATTGGTTAGTACAATTACAGAATTAATATATGCAAGTAAAGTTTAAAAAATTAGACGAGAATGCAGTTATCCCTAGCTACGCAAAAGCTGGGGATGCTGGATTAGATATAACAGCTATCGATTTGCGAGATTGGCATGATCAGGTTGTGTATATGACCGGTATAGCAATAGAAATACCAGAAGGACATGTTGGATTATTATTTCCACGATCGTCAATTAGAAAATATCAATTAGAACTTTCTAATTCGGTAGGCGTAATTGATAGTGGATATCGTGGAGAAATTCAATTTGCATTTAATAAGACAGCCGGACCTGCTTCGAACAAATATAAAATTGGAGAAAGAATTGGACAATTGGTAATAATTCCTTATCCTATAATAGAAGTAGTTGAAGCACAAGAATTATCCGATTCGGAACGCGGAGATGGTGGATTTGGATCAACAGGAAAATAAATAATATAATATGTACGGAACGCAAGAAAATACATTATGGGTAGAATCATTTCGCCCGGATACTTTAGATGGTTATATTGGAAATGAGCACATTATTGAAAAAGTTAGAATTTTTATTGCTAATGGCGATGTTCCACATTTGCTATTTTATGGCACAGCTGGGACTGGTAAGACAACGTTGGCAAAGATTATTGCTGGGTCGGTTGACGCAGATATTATGTATATTAATGCCTCAGATGAAAACTCGGTTGATGCCGTTAGAGACAAGATCAAGAGGTATGCGTCAACTGTAGGATTTAGACGTTGGAAAATCATTATTCTAGATGAGGCAGATTATTTAACTCCCAATGCCCAAGCAGCTCTTCGTAACTTGATGGAGACATATAGCAAAACTACTAGATTCATTTTAACATGTAATTATGTAGAAAAGATTATTGATCCAATTCAATCTAGATGTCAAACATTCGCAATTGCCCCGCCGAGTAAAACAGATGTAGCAAAGCGCTTGGTTTCGGTTTTAGAAGAAAAAGAAGTTGAATATGATATTCGAGATGTTGCATCTATTATTAATGCGTCATATCCGGATATTAGAAGAGCTATCAATGCAGCACAAGCATCTGTAGTGAATGGCAAATTGCAATTAGACAAAGCAAGTGCTATACAAGCTAATTATATGACAGAAGTATTAGATGTGTTACGTGATCCAAAAAACAAACAAGGTGCGTTTACAAAAATACGACAAATTATTGCGGATAGCAAAGTAAAAGATTTTACGCCATTATATACTTTCTTATATGATAACTTAGATGAGTATGCAACAGGTCATATTGGAGCTGTTATATTGATTATTGCAGAATCTCAGTACAAAGATGCGAGTGTGGTTGATAAAGAAATTAACATAATGGCAATGTTTATAAATTTATTAGGAGAACTATGAGTAAATTAAATGTAAATATCGGTCCAAATGATATGCAACCGATTATATGCAAAGAATGTGATGGATTATACTTTCGACAAGTAATGGCAATCAACAAAGTATCAAAATTCTTAACAGGAGGAGATAAAGACACTATGGTACCGGTACCTGTGTTTAGATGTGATGATTGTGGGTCTATTCCAGAAGAATTCCAGCCAATTAAAGTTAAAAAATAATGGCATACTTAAATGCAAATATACCAACTATTACTTGTTTCATTAGAAATGAATTTTTATTTAATCACGAACAAGGCGTAGGTGAATTTACATTAGCAGATGTGCATAGTGTAGCGTCTATACAAAAGAGAACACCATTATTTGAATCATTTTTAGAAAATGGCGTTAATTGGACTCGTAGACCTATACATGCATTTTGTTGGAAACGTGATGCTGAAAAACTTCCATTAACAGAACATGTATATTGGGACTGTTTTTCTTCATACATAGATGTACAAATACGAGAGAGATTATCCGGATTACGTGCAGATTTAATTTCTATAACAGGTGTTAAACGAGCAGGTACGTATATGTTCACATTAGATTGGTCACATGAAAATCGAAATGTGTTAGATACTAACTTTTCAGAAACACCAGAACATAAATGTGGCCATGTTTTTAAAATGGATAATGGAAATTATTTTATTTATCCTAATAATAGAATTATATGGATGGATAATGCATGGACTTTTAACCGAATTGATAAAAATCCTGGATATAAAATTGATATGACAATTTATTCCGTAGAAGGAAAAGGTGGGTATGAAACCGATTATTCATATATTACAAATTTTAAACAACAAAAATAATGTCTAGTCCATATCACAAAGATAATGTTACTATAGTTTTTAAAACTTCTAATAGGAGCAATGCAAAAACTAAAATAAAAACATTTCGAAACAAAACAATTGATGATATTTTAGATAAAAAATTACCAGGGATACCTGACAATGCTATTATAGTAGAAATTGCAATGGGTAGCCAGTTTGAAGAACGATTAAAATTAAAATATAAACTATGAGCGAGAAAAAGGGTGCAACAATATTTGATTTCATTGATGGAATCACGCATAAGAAAAAAGAATGGAAAAAATGGTCTGATCCCGATCAAAAACTATTTAGTCCATATATTGTAAATCGTTGGTTGTCAATGAGACAAGAACTTTGCGGATTGGTTAATGATTTACAAACATATACTATAGGAATGTTGCGCCCTCAAGAAACTTATCGTTTATATCATAACCTGTTACCAGCTTCAAAAGGTTTTGCAAAGTATGTAAAAGGTAAAAAGGAAGATAAGTATTCTGACAAATTAATTACTCAAATATCAGAACACTATCTAGTAAGCAAAACGGAGGCAACTGATTATGTTGAAATCATGACACAATCACAATGTACTGCTATATTACAATTATATGGGTACACTGAAGCAGAAATTAAAACTATGTTAAAAGGAGTTAAAAAATGAGTTCACATGAACGAGTAACAGAAACATTTGAAAATTTAGGTAAAGATCTTAAAATTATCAATACACAAAAACATTATAAAGGATCTAACACAATTTATAAAGTAGCAGATGACTTTGAATTAAATTCATATGAATTTGATATATTAAAACGAGTTATTAGATGTCGCCACAAAGGTAACTGGTTAGAAGACTTAAATAAGACAAAAGACACTATTGATCTTTATATAAAAGAACAGAGTGAAAAATTTGGATCTTTCAAAATAATTTAAACTTTTTTCAGAAAAAGGTTGGCGCGTGTTCTTTTTTTTCTTATTTTTATGTTATTAATAATTAAAAACAAAGAGATATGAAAGAACAAAGCATTTTATTAGCGTTGCGTTATCAATTAGCAACATTAGGGTATTCAGAATTAGTTATTGACCAGCAAGATG